ATGATGACAGAAGATCAGTACAATCAGGAATTTGAATGTAGCTGGGTGGCAAATGTACCCGGCTCAATATATGGCAAGTACCTAGAGGAAGCCATGGAAGAGGGGCGTATTACGAAAGTACCTTATAACCCTTCCTTAAAAGTAGATACATACTGGGATCTAGGTATTGGTGATAGCACAGCTATATGGTTTGCTCAGAATGATGGGCGTGCCATTAATGTAATTGATTTTTATGAAAATAGAAATGAGGGGCTACCCCATTATGTAGATGTACTTCAAAGAAAGAAGTATTTATATGGAGACCATGTAGCACCACACGATATAGAAGTACGAGAGCTTGGTTCAGGAAAAAGCAGAAGAGAGATTGCTTATGATCTAGGTTTGAATTTTCGAGTGGCACCAAAACTACCATTAGAAGATGGAATACACGCAGCTCAAATGTTAATACCGAGATGTTGGTTTGACAATGAGCGATGTAAGATAGGGCTAGATGCACTAAGGCATTACCATAGAGCTTATAACGAAAGAACTCGTAGCTTTCGTAACAGCCCTGTCCACAACTGGTCAAGTCATGCAAGTGATGCTTACAGATACATGGCTGTAGGATTAAAAGAAAAGAATAATTGGAGCCAACCTATGCAAAGGATGGCATCAAATAGTTATAACCCATTTACACACACAGGAGAAGCAGGATGAGTTTTTTAAGCCCCAAGATACCTACACCGCCACCACCTCCTCCAGCACCCCCTCCACCAGCAATTAAACCGGTAGAGCGTGGAGAGATAGACAAGGAAGAGGATAGATTAAAAAGAAGAAGAGGTGTGCGTGCTACAATGCTAACTGGGCCATCAGGCTTGACAGCAGAAGCAGACACAAGTATAACTCCTACATTATTAGGAGGATATTAAGATGGGTGGATTTTTTGGAGGTGGTCAAAAAGCAGCCGCACAAGTAAGAGCAGAACCAAGACCTCCTGTGCAACCAGCACCGGCTATACGAGCAGAAGATGATAGTCCTAAATATAGGAAGAGAAGAAGGGTGTCAGGAGAGCGTACTACGATATTAACAGGAACCCAAGGGTTGACAGCAAGCGGAGATAGCACTTCTGTAAAAACCTTGTTAGGAGGATAGATGGCTGAAGATAAAAAAGCAGTTGCCATAATGCACCAGTTCAAAACTTTGGTCGATCAAAGAAGCAACTGGGAAAGTCATTGGCAACAGTTAGCAGACTTTATAAGTCCTAGAAAAGCAGACATCACCAAGAAGCGTACCTCTGGTGATAAGCGTACAGAGTTAGTCTTTGATGGTACAGCTATTCACGCAGCAGAAATGTTGGCGGCAAGTTTACATGGTATGTTGACTAATCCTTCTACACCTTGGTTTAGCTTGCGTTTTAAAGACAGAGAGCTTGACGGAAACGATGAAGCAAAGGAATGGTTAGAAGGTGTTACCGATGTCATGTATGCTGCAATCAATCGCTCTAACTTTGCAGAAGCAGTCCATGAATTATATTCAGACTTAGTGGTGTTTGGCACCGGGGTAATGAGTATAGAGAAGGATAAAGAAAGCGATTTGCGTTTTAGCACAAGGCACATAGCCGAATGTTACCTAGCCGAAGATGCAGAAGGTAGAGTAGATACAGTATACAGAAAATTTAAGATGACCTGTATTGCTATGAGAACGATGTTTGGTAATGACAACCTACCTCCAAGATTACAGAATATGGCAAGAATGGAACCATACAAAGAAGTGGAATTATTGCACGCTGTGTTTCCAAGAGAAGCCTACGATGTAACACAGCTAGATACATTAAATAAACCATTTGCTAGTGTATATATAGATCCACATGACAAGAAAACTATTTCAGAAGGTGGCTATGATGAACTGCCTTATGTGTGTCCAAGATTCCTTAAAGCTTCTTTTGAGCGTGGTTATGGTCGCTCTCCAGCCATGACTGCATTAGCAGACACAAAGATGCTCAACAAGATGGCAGAGGTAACAATCCGCTCTGCACAAAAGCAAGTAGATCCTCCTCTGATGCTCCCTGATGATGGGTTTATGATGCCAATAAGAACTGTGCCGGGTGGATTGAATTACTATCGTTCTGGCACTAGAGATAGGATTGAGCCTTTAAATATAGGGGCAAATAATTCTCTAGGCTTGAATATGGAAGAGCAAAGAAGGAATGCTATACGTTCTGCATTTTATGTAGACCAGTTAATTCTGTCGCAAGGCCCACAGATGACAGCTACCGAAGTAATACAAAGAACAGAAGAGAAAATGCGATTACTTGGCCCGGTCTTAGGTAGATTACAAGCAGAGATGCTACAGCCTATGATTGAGCGTTGTTACAATGTATTAGTGCGTGAAAAGAAATTTGCGACTGCCCCTGAGTTTTTACAAAACAATGCTGTAGAAATAGAATACATTTCACCATTAGCAAAAGCTCAAAGATTTGGCGATGTACAATCTGCAATGCGATTGTTTGAGATGCTTGCTCCATTATCACAAGTTAATCCTGCGGTATTTGATTATGTAGATATGGATGGATTGGCAAAGTATATTATTAGAATATTAGGAGTGCCTGCATCAACCATTAAAAGTGATGAGCAAGTTGTGGAAGAAAGACAAGCAAGACAACAGCAACAACAACAAATGGCGGAGCAACAAGAGGCTCTACAAACAGCAGAAGCCGCAGGTAAAGCTGCACCAGCGTTAAAGGCATTACAATGATGACAAATGATGATTACAGATTAGTGTTTACTTCTAAAGAAGGAGAGAGAGTATTACAGGACTTACGAGAGCGTTTCTATGATAGAGATACGTTTGTACGAGGGGAACCGGACACGACTGCATACAATCAGGGAGCAAGAAGTGTCTTGTTTTTTATATTTAGACAATTAAATGACTTTCAACCATTAGATGAAAAAGCAAAAGAAAAATGAAAAAAGTTACAAAAAAGATAATGGAAAAAATTGCAGAAGAAATGGCTGCGGGAAAAAGTCTTGTTAAAATATGTAAAGAGTTTCCTGATCTTCCTTCATACAGAACCATTACCCGTTCTGTTCAAAAGGATGAAGAATTATGGGAGATATACAGAAGAGGAAGAATATTGCAAGCAGAATGGTATGGAGATCATTTGGCGGAACTAGCAACTAGTCCACTACCTGATGGAATGGATGCAAGGTTTATGAATGCAGAAGTACAGCGTAGAAGATTAGAAGTAGATACCTTAAAATGGACACTAGCAAGAATACAACCTTACGGCATTAGAGATAAAAAAGAAGATGCCGGTAATCAAGGAGCTATTACTTTGTCATGGGCAAATGGCAACGTAGAAATATCTGATAACATTAACAAAGGAGAATAACACATGGCTGAAGAACAACAGGTAGCGGAAGCTCCGGTGGAAACTGGGCAGGCTCCGTCTGAAGATTGGAAAGCAAGTTTACCAGAAGATATAAGAGACAATCAATTAATACACAATGCAAACAGTATTGAGTCTTTGGCAAAGACTGCGATCCATGCACAAAGCATGATAGGAGCAGATAAAGTGCCAGTTCCGGGAAAGTGGGCGAATGATACGGACTGGGACAATGTTTACACTAAACTAGGTAAACCAGAAAATGCTGAAGCATATAAATTAGAAGTAAAGGAAGGAACTTCTGTTGATAAAGATATTGAAGGATGGTATCGAGGATTAGCACACAAAGCTGGTCTTAACGATAGACAGGCCAACACTATTTTTCAGGAATACCTTGCTAAAGAAGCAGAGATAGCTTCTGCGAATGCTCCACCAAGTGAAGAGCAATTAGAAATAAAAAGAGGAGAAGCAGAACTCGCTCTTAAAAAAGAGTGGGGTAAGGCGTATGATAATAAAATGAAGGAAGCAAAAAACGTCTTAGAAGAATTTGCTCCCAAAGAATTTGATCAATTAACTACGCAGGAAGGATTGCCATTAGGGAATGATCCTGCATTTATAAAAACACTAGCCAATATAGGAAACTATATCAACTCCAAACTAGGAGAGGATAAAATGATTGGTGGAAAAGAAGCACAGCAGTATACTCCTGCTGATGCAGAAAAAGAGATTGCAGCCTTGCGAGGAGATCCTCGTGATGGCGGCCCCTACTGGGATAAGAAGCATCCAGATCATATAAGAACTGTACAACAAGTGCAAGAGCTTATGGAGTATATGCACCCAGAAGAGGAATAGAATTTACAGAAGAGCGTAAAGTAAGATAAGCGAAAGCCCTTACCGGTGGCACCGACAGCCAAAGGTGATTAACCTTAAATATAGAAGTGTCCTGCGTAAGCAGGGTAGCAATTTGTTTTCTTAATATTATTAACTTTTTTACAAGGAGAGCGTTATGAGTACGCAAATTACTACAGCTTTTGTAAACCAGTTTAGCAGTAATATAACCATGTTAAGTCAACAAATGGGTTCTCTACTAAGAGAAGCAGTTGATGTGGAAACTGTTACTGGTGAGAAAGCTTTTTTCGATCAGGTAGGTTCTGCTGTAGCACAGGTAAGAACTTCCCGTCATGGTGATACTCCATTGATGGAAACACCACACGCAAGAAGAATGGTTACAATGTCAACCTATGAGTATGCAGATTTAATTGACGATCCAGATAAAATCAGATTACTTGTAGATCCTACGAGTTCCTATGCTAGAGCAGCAGCGATGGCGATGGGGAGGTCTATGGATGACGTAATCATTTCAGCAGCTTTAGGTTCTGCCAGCACAGGCAAAGCAGGAAGCACATCCACAGCATTACCATCTGGGCAAAAGATCGTTCATGGAAGTGCAGGATTAACTCAGGCTAAACTAGTGTCTGCTAAAAAGATACTAGATCAAAATAGCGTAGACCCTTCAATTCAGAGATACATCATTGTATCACCTGAGCAGATTGAAGATTTATTAAACATCACCGAAGTTACTTCAGCAGACTTTAATACAGTCAGAGCTTTGGTACAAGGTGAAGTAGATACATTTGTTGGTTTCAAGTTTATCGTAAGTAACAGACTAAACACAGACAGCAATGGTAACAGACAAGTTATCGCTTTTGCCGGAGATGGCATTAAGCTAGCTGTAGGTAAAGATGTTACTGGTCGTATAGATGAGAGATCAGACAAGTCGTATTCCACACAAATCTATTACTGTATGGACATCGGGGCAACTCGTATGGAAGAAGAAAAAGTAGTAGAGATAGCCTGCACAGAATAGGAGGTAAATTATGGCTAATGTAAATCAAACACTAGTTTCTAACTTTGAAGCTAGTCCTATTGTTAAAAGCCCTTCCTCTCAACTAGGCGGGGTTCAAAGAATTGCTCAAGGTACTATTGCTTTGGCAGCAGGGGATTTAAGTGCAACAGACACAGTTATGCTTGCACCTATTCCTACTAATGCTTCTGTTGTTAGTATCAAGCTTTTCAATGACGATCTTGATTCAGGATCAACGAATACTTGTGATGTAGGTTTGTATAATGCAGACTCAAGCACAGTTACGGCTGTCGATGATGATGCGTATGCTTCAGCGATTACCGATCTAAGAGCTGCTGTTACCACAGGTACAGAGGTTGCTTTTGAAGCAAGAAATATTAACACTATGGGCCAAAAGGTATGGGAAGATGCTGGCCAGTCATCAGATCCGGGCGGATATTATTATGTCGGTCTAAAGTTTGATGCTGCTGGAGATACAGCAGGAGACCTATCTTTTGTCATCACATACGTTGTTGATTAATAGGTAACATGAAAGGGGGGTTGCGTTTGCACTTCCCTTTCCTTACAAGGAATTTATTATGGCATCAGAAGTAGATATAGCAAACTCAGCACTTAACATGATAGGTGCATCAAACATTAACTCTTTGACAGAAGATAGTGTTGCTGCAAGAATAGTAAATCAGCGATATACTTTTGTTAGAGATGCGGTGTTTCGTTCGCACCCTTGGAACTGTTTAGTTCGTAGAGCATCGTTAGCAAGAAATACTACAGCTCCTACATGGGGATATGAGTATGCGTATAACTTACCTACCGATCCATTTTGTTTACGAGTATTGCGTTTAGAAAAATTAGACATTGATTACAAGGTAGAAGGAAGAACAATCGTTAGCGATGAAACTACAATGAAAATTAAATTTGTAGGAAGAGTAACCGATCCTAATGAATATGATACTTTGTTAATGGAAACAATCTCTGCAAGATTAGCAGCCGATACTTGTTACAGTATTACAAACAGCAACAGTTTAGTTGCAAGTATGTATAGTTTATATGAAGCAAAATTAAAAGAAGCACGTTTTGTAGATGCAACAGAAGGTATGCCCGGAGTAGAAGGAGCAGATCTTGGAGTTGTACAAGCAGATACATTTATTAATTCGAGATACTAAATGACTTATACCAGTCCTAGATATACTAACTGGACAGCAGGAGAGTTGAGCGACAGGCTTGATGGTAGAACTGATTTAACCAGATACTTTAATGGAGCTAAATCCTTAGAGAACTTTCTTGTATATCCTGCTGGCGGTGCAGCTAGGAGACCGGGTACAAAATTTATTCATGAGGTAAAAGTAAGTGCGAATGCAGCACGACTAATACCTTTTGAATTTAACACCACAACTGCCAATACGTATGTATTAGAGTTTGGGAATAACTATTTTAGAGTATATCAAGATGGTGGTATTGTAACAGAAACAGGGAAAACTATTTCTGGAGCAACAAAAGCTAATCCTGTTGTGATTACAGCAACTTCACATGGATTTAGTGATGGCGATCATGTGATTATTGGCAGCGTTGCAGGTATGGTAGAACTCAATGGAGTTACAGGAATAGTTGCTAACAAAACAACAAACACTTTTGAACTCACAGATGTTGATGGTACAAACATTAACAGTTCTGCATTTACAACGTATACCTCTGGAGGTACAGCTAGCAAAATAGTAGAAGTAACAACAACCTATACAACAGCACAACTACCAGAACTTAAATTTACACAGTCTGCGGATGTAATGTACATAACCCATAGTTCTCATCCTGTTAGAAAAATATCAAGGACAAGTAACACAGATTGGACAATTACAGATGTTACGTTTATTAATGGGCCGTACTTAGATGAGAATGCTACCACTACCACCCTCACTCCTAACGGAAGAAGTGGTAGTATTACTCTTACTGCATCAAGCAGCACTTTTGTTTCTACAGATGTAGGAAGATTGGTAAAAATATATAATGGTTACGCAAAGATAACAGCGTTTACTTCTGCAACTGTGGTTGCTGCAACTGTGCAAACAGATGAGCTTGGAGTAGCAGAGATACTACCAACGTATGCAAGTAACACGATTAGTTTTGTAGAAGGCGATCCTAGCGGTACAGGGTCATCACACAATGATTTTATACGAGATAGTAATAAACAATTTGTAGAAGAAGGTTTTACAGAAGGAATGATTATTACTGCAAGTGGTGCATCAAACAGCGGCAATAATAAAGATTATGAAATTGTAAAAGTAACAAGCGATGAAATAACCTTAGTGCCAGTTGATGATGTAGTTGCAGAAAGTGCAAGTAACACCATTACACTTGTTGGAAAGTTAAATGCTACCGATGAGTTTTCTTTAGGAGCCTTCTCAGAGACTACAGGGTTTCCAAGAGCCTGTGCTTTCTATGAACAGCGTTTAGTGTTTGCTGGTACAACAAATCAACCACAAGCATTGTTCTTTAGTGTTGCAGGTGATTTTGAAAACATGACTGAAAGCGATACCGATAGTTCTGCTATGAACTATACCATCGGAAGTAATCAGGTAAACAGAATATTGTATCTTGCTTCTGCAAGAAGTATGGTTGTAGGAACAACTGGTGGTGAGTTTGTGGTGCGAGCATCAGGAACAGACGAGCCTATTACTCCTACCAATATACAGATCAAACAGCAAGCAACGTATGGAAGTGCAGATGTACAACCAGTACAAGCAGGTTCCTATACTTTGTTTGTGCAGCGAGCAAAAAGAAAATTACGAGAGTTAGGTTATGTGTATGATACAGATGCGTACCAAGCTGTTGACCTAACTATTCTTGCAGATCACGTTACAGAAAATGGTTTAGTAGAACTTGCATATCAACAAGAACCTTTTTCTTTAGTATGGGCAACTACAGGAGATGGTAGATTAATTGGTATGACGTATAGAAGAGAAGAACAAGTTGTTGCATGGCATCAACATAAATTAGGAGGTTCTTTTACAACAGGTGGCGTTACAACAAATCATGGTGTCGTAGAAAACATTGCTGTGATACCGGGGGAACTTAATCAAGATAATTTATACATGGTTGTAAAAAGAACTATTAATGGTGCAACCAGAAGATACGTAGAGATATTGTCCGATATTGATTTTGGAACAGATATACAGGATGCTATTTTTGTTGATAGCAGTTTAACATATTCAGGATCTAGCACATCCAGTTTATCAGGGCTAGATCATTTAGAGGGACAAACTGTTTCTATTTTAGAAGAGGGAGCAGCTCATCCAGACAAAACAGTTTCAAGCGGAAGTATAGCAACCGATAGAGCAACCACGAAAGCTCAAGTAGGGCTAGGATATACTTCTACGTTAAGAACTGTAAGGTTAGAATCAGGGAGTGCAAGTGGTACAGCTCAAGGCAAAATTAAAAAAATTCATAGTGTTATTGTTCGTTTTTTTCGCACTGTGGGGGCTTCTGTGGGAACTAGTACAGAAAATACAGACACCATCCCCTTCCGAGACAGTTCCGATCCAACAGACACAGCAGTACCATTATTTACAGGAGACAAAACGATAGAAGCACAACCCTCTTGGGACACAGAAGGAAGTATTGTTGTAAAACAAACACAGCCATTACCCATGACAATTGTAGGTATTTATCCAAGGGTAGTTGTACAAGATTTTGACTAATGCGATTGATTAAGTTTATACCTGATCACGCAAGAGAGTTAGTGTTTGAAGATAAGTTATCAGTAGGCACAATGAAGCCAGAACACGACTGGGAACAACACATGGAGCGTGCAGCACAGCATGATGCTTTTACAGGGGTAGAGAATGGACATATTATTGGTGCAGCAGGTTTTATTCCTATGTGGGATGGTGTTGCAGAATGTTGGTTTATAGGAAGCGATAGAATACAAACAAGATTAAAAACTGTTATAAAAACAACAAAAGATATTATAGGTAAAATGCCTTACACCAGAATGCACGCTAATGTAAAAGCAGACTGGGCTGAAGCAATACGCTTTGCACAGTTTTTAGGTTTTAAAAAAGAAGGTTTAATGAAAAAGTTTGGGCCAGAAGGTGCAGACTATTTTGTAATGGGAAGGATTAAGAAATGACAATAGCTCAAGGTTTGATGGTTGCTGGAACAGCCATAACAGTACAAGGACAACTAGCAGCAGGTAAAGCTGCAAAAGCTACAGCAGATTACAATGCTTCTTTGCAGGATAGAAATGCAAAAGCACAAGAAAGAAAAGCAGAACAGATACAACGTATCTTTGCTTTCAAAGCTCAAGAACAAGAAGAAGATTTTAAAAAGTTAAATGATCGAACACAAATGGCTTATAGAGGTTCTGGGTGGCTAGCAACTACAGGAACTCCCTTGAAAAGAGCATTAACTAATTATATAAAGTTTAAACAAGATTTAAATAATCAAGAGTACAATACAAATGTTGCTGCCTTAGAGAGAAGAGAAGCTGCTACCAATGCTAGACTTCGAGGAGAGTTAATGCGTATGGAAGGTAGAGCAAGACAAAAAGCATCTCGTTATCAAGCAGTAGGAACATTACTTAGTGGTACTGCACAAACTGCAATGATGAAATAACATGAAAGTACCTGTATATAAAAGACAAGTAGATATGACTATGGAAACTGGAAGTCGTGATCTCACAGCAAGTTTAAACCCTAATGCTATGGCTGCACCTGCTATAGCACTAGCAGGAGTTGGCAAGCAGATCATGAGTATAGCTGGACAGAAGTATCAGTATGACCAAGCAGAGAAGAAAGTAAAAAATGAAAACGATGTAAACAATGCTTTATTGACTGGCATAGAACAAACAAAAAAGTATGAACTGCAAGCTATTGAGGAAGTTAAATCAGATCCGGTGAAAGCAGAAGAAAATTTTAGAACTAATTTACAAAAGATACTTCCTCCATTGTTATTAAAAATAAAAGATAAAAATGCTCAAGACAAGTTACGTTTTAAACTAGGAAAGTTTTTATTAGATACACAATTTGGCTTTGAAGGAAAAAACGTACAAATTAAAACTGATTTCGTAGTAAATAGAAATGAGCAACTAAATAAAAGTTTTACTACAGGAATAATGAACAAAAATCTAGATTATGATATTAGATATAATTCTTTAAAAGAAGTAGTAGATAACTATAAAAAACTTACAGCAGATGGTTTTCAAACATTAGCAGAAGAACAGCAAAGAATAAATACTTTTAAACAGAATACTATGTTAGAAATGTCAGTTGAGTTATCTAGAAGTTATAAAAATCCACAACTTATGCTTACACAACTTCTCAATCAACAAGGTAGAGATGATGTTGTTTTTGAAACAGAAGATGGGGAGCAAGATGAGTTTTTAAATGAAATGATAGATTCTTTAGATCCGGGTGAAGAAAGAAGCCTTTTTTTATCTGCACTAAATAAAAAACTTAAAGACATCATAAATATTCGAGATGATGAAAATAAAAGACAAGAAGATGATTTAAAGAAAAAAAGATTTCAATTAGAAGATGTAGTTTTTAACGATAGTTTACCTAAAGAAGAAAGGTTATCTGCACTTAGAACTTTAGAAGAAGGGTACAGCGGTTTTAGTCCTACAGATATAAGTAATACAGAATTTGAAGTTATGTACAAAGAATTAGGAATAGGAGAACAAGGAGAGGTTAGTTTTGCAGAACAAGATGATGATAGTATTAGAAAAGAATTAGATGAAAAAGCTTCAGCAGGACTGCTTGGTACTGCTGAACTCTATAGTAAAAAAAGATTTTTAACAGAAAGTTCTTTTGAAAAATTACGAACTTTAACTTTAGAAAGTTTTGAAAAAACAGATAAAGCTCTACTTGGTCTTGCAAAAGACACAATAGGTTTTGTTGCAGGAAGTGCTGCTGATGGAGATGTAATATTTGAAGCACAAAAGAATACATTTACAAATGTAGCAGAAAAATATAAAAGATTTTTGTTAAATTGGCCTAATGATACACATGATAGTACAATAAGAATTAGAAATCCTAATAAAGATATTACTATTTCTAAATCTGATAAACTAAGAGTTATTAATGATTTAATAAATGAAGAATATAAAGCTTTAAATGTAATATACAAGGATGAAATATATAATCAAGTAACTAATAAATTACCATTACTAAATAAAAGTTCACCATTAATACTTCAATATATAACATCTACTTATCCTATTAATCAAATTAATAAAGATAATGCTTTCGATACCATAAAAAAAATTAGAGAGGATTTTCAAAACTTTCTTACTATACCAGACTTAACAAAAGCAAGTGAAAGTAGAACAACTTTTCAAGCAGCTAGAAGGTTTGTAGATGCTTTATTTTTGCAAGTAAGTAATATTGATAGAAAAATAAGGTAGATTTATGTATAAAGATATTAATTCAGTAGATAGTTTTTTTGATAAAGAGGATGATGCTAATTTTTTTAAAGGTCTACCAAGAAAGCCAGAAAACTTTGAAAAGGTAGAAAGTTTTACAGATCGTTTCGGACAAACATATCAAGCTGGCATAATAGATAATATCGCATTTAAACTTGATGATGAGTTTCAAAAAGAAGTTGTTGAACAAGCAGAGTCAGTAGATCAAGAGACAGAAAGAACAAAAACTAGAAAAGCAGTAGACCTTGTAAAAGATACTGGGCAAGGTATAGCAACAGGCGTTGAGAAAGGTGTAAGACAAATGAACCAAGCTGCTTTGAGTGTAGCTGGACTACCTGCGGATTTTGCTAATTTCACTATTAAAACTTTAACAGGAGATAAAGATTTTAAAGGGCCAATACCTAATACAGAAGATTTGAAACAAAGTTTTGAGAAAATTACAAACTGGGCTTCTAAATATTTACCAGATGTCTCTACAGATAATATAAAAAGAAACTATAGAAATGAAACCTATGGTAACATTATAGAAGGTATATCTCAGTTTACTGCTGGAGCTGTACCTGCTGCTAAAGCAGTAGGAGTAACTAAAACTTTGTATGGTACTTTTGCTCCTTCACCTATTTTAAGAGCTATGGCATGGGGAGCTATTGCAGATGCTACAACTTTGATGCCCCAAGATTCATTACAAAATATTATAGCTGAGTCTTTGAAATCTATACCAAAAGAAGAGAGAGGTAATGTTTCAAATATAGTTGTTTCAGCTTTGCAAGTAAATCCTAAAAATGCTGAATTAGTAGAAAGAATACGGGGTTCTACTTCAGGAGCCTTGGTTGGTGCAGCTATAGATAAATTTATAATACCACTTGCAAAATCAATTATTAAGGTAGCAAAAGAAGCACCTTGGGAAGAGTTAGATTAATGGCAATACGACAAACAGAAATGTTCGATAATGTACAAGATCAAGTAGAAGCAGCATCTAGAACAGGTGGAGTTACGCAGGTAGCAAAAGACCCTACCAAAGAAAGAATACAAATTGCAGGTTTAGATGCTCTTATAAAACCATTTTTAAGAAGCTACGCAAAAACTATAAAAAGTAGTGTGAAGGAAACACCTGAAGGTGCAGATAAAGAAGTCGCAGGTAATGTTCCTACTCCAAGACAAGAGAGAATACTAGAGGTTGAACAAGAACAACAGGTAATAAAAGCTAACGAAGAAGCAGCTAAAAAAGGAGAGCCAGTAGATTTAGAACAAGTTGATAGAAAAGATTATCAAAAGACACAAAAGTTTTTTGCAGAAAAGTTAGTTGAGAAAGGTTTACTATCTCAAGAAAGATTTGACATACTTGAGAACAATAATTTTAAAATAGAAACCAAACAACAAAAAGCAGAAAAGTTTGAAGCAAAGCAAAAAGAAGAAAAAATTTTTACAGAAGCAAGAAAAGCTGTAAAGGATGATATGGAAGGATATGATCCTGAAAAACCATACAAGCCATCCATAGATACTTTGCAAAAAGCTTCTTCTTTAGAAAAAGAATTTAGTATTCAAGAAGCTTTAAATGTTGATAAAGATGGCATACAAGTAAACTTTGATTTTGTTCAAGGTGCAGACGATGTTTTTAAAGTCAAAAATGCTTTAACAAAAATATATGCAGATGAAATAGATAAAGTCAAAAGAGGAGTGCAGTCAGAAAAAGATACGATATATAATGCTCATAAATTATTAGGCAAAGGAAAATCAGAAGCAGACCAACTACAAGCTGAGTTAGGTATGCAAAAAGAAATGTTTGATAAAAAGTTTTCTGATTTAAAAGATTATGAGATGGTTGCTTTGCGTATGGTATTAGAGAGAAGTACAAAGAGATTGTATGATACTCTACAAGAAATAAAAACATACAGAACAAATAATGATGGGCCAATACCACCAGAGTTAGCAATCAAGTTTCATAAGCAATTTATTATTACCGGTGCATTACAAGTAAAAAAGTTAGCTGAAGCAGCAGAAGCAGGAAGAAAACTCAGGTCTTTTAGAATACCAGTAGGAGCTAGTAACAATCCTGATTTTATGAAGAAGGTGTTAAGAGATGCTAAAGAATCTGCTGGAGATGATAAGTACACTATAAAGCTTATGAACAAACTTGATGAAGCAGCTCAGTCCGGTGGTAATGCTGCAATCAATAAGTTGACAAGATTAGGACAAGGTTATAAAAGTTGGATAAATAGAATATATGTAAACGGGTTGTTATCAGGCCCAAAAACTTTAGCAAAAAACGTACTGGGTACTCCTGTGTATGCTTTGTATCAACTACCTAGAGACCTCATAGCAGCAGGTATTTTTTCTCCTTTAGAAAGAGGAGTAAGAAATGTAGCTGGTAGACAATCATCAGAATATGGAGTTTCTTTCAACGAGATTTCTACTAGTATTTATGGAATGGTAATGGGTATTAGGAATGCACTTGCCGCAGGTGGTGCTGCTAGAAAATCAGGAGTAGGATATGGGCCGCAAAGAGTAGACGGAGATGCTTATGGTTCTTCGCCAGTAGGAGATGATACCTTATCTAGATTTTTCGGAGCAATAGGAAAGTTTATTGATTTGCCATCTACAGGATTATTAATTACTGATGAGTTCATGAAAGCAGCAACAGAAAATTCTGCCTTGTATAAAAGGTCTATGGAAGCATACAATGATGCTTTACATCAAGGTAAATCAGAAAAAGATGCAATCGCTGATGCTATGGAAATACATCTTGATCCAAGAGCTTCAGCAGATTACACAGAAGAGATAGCTAATACTTACACTTTAACTACTGATCCGGGTTTTATAGGGCAAGTAACAAACAAATTCCAAAGCACTATCGCAGGTAGATTTTTAGTTCCTTTTGCAAGAGTTCCTACTAATAGTGTTTTTAGGACTTTGGAGAATACTCCTATTGGAATAGCAAGTCAAAAAACAAGAGACGCTTTATTTAGAAGAGGCCCAAGAGAAAGACAAAGAGCTTTGGCTTCTATTACTTACGGATCTGCTGTTATGATGGGTATAGGTTCTTTAGCATTAGAGGGAAGGATTACAGGAGGTTATCCTAGTAGTAGTGTAGAAAGAAGAAAACTGCCTAATAATTGGCAACCCTATAGTATGGTATTTAGAGGAGAGGGGTTTCCTGTTGATGCAGATGGAGATGAGCTTCCTATGTACGATGAAAATGGTTTGCCAAACGGCCCATTAAATTACGTCAGTTATGCTGGTTTAGAGCCTGTAGGAGCAGTAATAGGCATAGCTGCACAATATATAGAGTTAGGTCGCAGGAACAATGATCCTGAGTTTCAAGGAGTATGGAATAAATTTGCAAGTAAAACTGTATTATCTGTTGCTGATTATTTTATGGAACTACCTATGTTGCAAGGCATACAACAAGTTTTTAAATCTTTTGAATATGAAGATATGAGTTATTTAACAGATGGTATTTTAAAAAATATGATACCTTACAGTTCTTTAATACGAGCAGGAAGTACAGCTATAGACCCTGAAAGTGAAAGATACAGTCCAGAAGTTAGGGTATACACTTTGCAAGATCCAGAAGCTCAACAAAACACTAAACTAGTAGGTACTCCAAAAGGTAGTAATTTTTTTATTGATATAATGAACAGATATGAAGATTTAGCTTTTCAAAATACTAAAAAATTAGGTAAAGCTGTTTATGAAAAAACAGGTTTATCGTTACCTGATGATGGAGAAGTTTCACCTATGGAAGAAAATTTTGCACCTATATACAATGTTTATGGTGAGAAAAAATCAAGAGGTGTGCCTTTTGGTGTAAATCCTCTTGAAGCTGCAAGAAATGTATCTTTACCTTTTGAAATAAAAAGAGGAAGGGCATTGAAAGATTATGAAAAGGAAGCAATTAATTTAGATATGCCTTTAACTGAGGGAAGAAGAAAATATAAAACAATTTCTTTATCTAAAAGTTTGCAAGCACATTGGACAAACGTATCTAAAAATATTGCAGTAGGTTTACCAGATAAATTCAAAGGTATATCAGGTTATAGATTTCAAAGCTTTACATTTAGAGAAGCATTAGCAGAAGTAATTAAGTTACCTGCTTATCAGTTTGGTAATAACACAACTAAGAGAAATATATTTAAAGAAATAGAAAATTTTTATTATGAAGAAGGTATGGCAATCATTAGAACAAATGTAGAAGGATTTGAAAAGCCTGAAGAATTAAGATTACTAAATGAAGCTATCCTTAATAAACAAATGTTAAATACAGACTAGGAGTAACACATGACAGTATCATCAACTACAACTAAAGTAAGCTATTCAGGTAATGGCAGCACTACTGCCTTCGCATACACATTCAAGATATTTGCAGCAGCAGAGATAACTGTAATTATCAGAAGCTCTACAGGTACAGAAACAGTTAAGAGTTTGACCACCGATTATACTCTGTCAAACATAGGCGTAGATGGTGGTGGAAATGTAACTTTTGGATCTGCTCCTGCTAGTGGTGAAACAGTTGTGCTTATTAGAAATACTCCGAACACACAGACACTAGACTTAGTGGAGAACGATCCGTTTCTCTCAAGCTCCTTTGAAGATACACTAGATAAGATTACACATCAGCTTATAGAACAACAAGAAGAGATAGACAGATCCTTTAAAGTTTCTCGTACCAATAGTATTACCACTTCAGAGTTTTCTGATGATGCTACAAGCAGAGCAAGTAAAACACTAGGCTTTGACAGCGATGGTAACTTAACAACAGTAGCAGACTTTCTACCAGCAGGAGGAGACTCTGCACAATTTACTTATAGCACTACTACTACTGATAGTGATCCCGGTGCAGGTGTTGTACGATTTAACAATACTAATTTAGCTTCTGCAACAGAAGCGTATATAGATGACTTAGAAGCTAATGGTACAGATGTATCTGCGTGGGTACAAAGCTTCGATGATGTTGCAGGCAACGATACTAACAGAGGTAGAATACGAATAAGTAAAGCAAACAGTCTAGTAGTATGGGCTGTGTATAAAGTAACTGGAGCAGTTACGGATGCTTCTGGTTATACAAAAGTAAGTTTAGTCTATATAGATAGTGCAGGTTCATTAGCTAATAATGATAAAGTATTTATAAGTTTTGTAGCTTCTGGTGAAGATGGTGCAATACCGGGTTACTATTACAAGTTTGATTCAGGTACATCAGATGCAGATCCCGGAGCTGGTGAGATTGCATTTAACAATGGAACATACGCAAGTGTTACTGCTATCTTCATAGATGATGCAGATGCAAATGGTGTTACAACTTCTACAGATGTTTTAACTTGGGATGACAGTACAAGTTCCATAAAAGGTAGCCTGATGATTTACGATATTAATGACAGGTCAACCTATGCAAGATTTAATATTACAGGAAGTTCTACTGATGCTTCTGGATATAACAAACTAGCAGTTACTCATGTAGCTTCTAATAATACGTTTAGTGCAGCAGATGAATTGTCTGTACACTTTTCTAGGTCTGGTAATGCTGGTGATACTGGTAGTACAGGTTCGCAAGGAACAAAAGGCGTAAACGGACTAGAGTTAACATTTAGTAACTCTACATCAGATGCAGATCCGGGTGCAGGAAAGATAGCTTTTAATAATGGTACTGTAAGTTCTGTATCAATTTTATTTATAGATGATGCGGATGATAATGGTGTAGACATAACAAGCTTTGTGCAATCATTTGATGATATTGTAAACTCTACAGCTAGAGGTATTATTACAATTAGAAAAGAGTCTACTCCTACTACCTTTGCAACATTCAAGGTATCAGGAACAATTACAGATGCTAGTGGTTATACAAAAGTTCCTGTTACACATATTGTATCTAGTGGATCTTTTTCTAATACTGATGGAGTAGGTTTAGAATTTGTATATTCTGGTACAGATGGTAGCGGTATAACAGATGTGGTATCAGATACTTCTCCAGAATTAGGAGGAGATTTAGATGTTTTAGCAAAGGACATTGTATCATCTTCTAATAGAGATATAGATTTAGCTCCACATGGAACAGGTAAAGTAGTAGTAAAAGGAAACAGTAACCCGGGAACTGTAGTTTTTAATTGTGAAAGTAATTCACATGGACAAACAGTAAAGTCTCAACCGCATTCCGCTTCAGTAACTAATGTTCTAACACTACCTCCGGGAAGTGATCAAGAAATAGTGGGAACAAGTGCTACACAAACTTTAACAAACAAAACTATAAATGCTTCACAACTATCAGGAACAGTTGCTCTTGCAAGATTATCTGATGCAAGCACAAGTGCAAAGGGTATAGCTTCTTTTAGCTCTGATAATTTTGATGTAAGTTCTGGTGCTGTTACAATAAAAGACCAAGGCGTAGCTTTAGCTGAAATTGTTAATGTAACTGCTACGGATAAAATACTAGGTCGTAGTTCTAGTGGTGCAGGTACGATAGAGGAAATATCTTGTACTTCAGCAGGTCGAGCATTGTTAGATGATGCTAATGCTTCAGCACAAAGAACGACATTAGGATTAGCTATAGGATCTGATGTACAAGCTTTTGATAGTGATACAGCAAAGACCGATGTAACACAGAGTTTTACAGCACCGCAAAGAAATGCTTTGACTGTAGATAACGATGGATCGTTTGACTTAAACGCAGCAAATAATTTTAAGTGTACACCTAGTGGAAACTTTACTTTAACTTTTACGAATATACCAGATGGTCAATCAGGTTTTATATTATTAATAAATAGTGGTGGGCATACTGTATCATTACACGCAAACAGTAAAGGATCTGCAACAATAGCAGCAACTTTATCAGCAGCAGGAACTTATCTAGTATCGTACTTATCCGATGGCACAAATGTTTATCTAACTAACTCTGTGGTATACGCATAATGGGTATTTTACAAAACAGTAATGCAATACCTAGTGCGGCTGCTGTTGCTGATTTTTATGACCATCAGATAGAACAGTCAGCTAGATTTGATAGAGCAACACCAAGTAGTATGAACTTTACACCAGGTAGTGCAGGTAACAGACAAGTATGGACTTGGAGTGCATGGGTTAAAAAAACAATTAATCCTGGTAATGCAGATGTTATGCTATTAAATGCAGGTACTAGTGGACATCAAAGTTCAAGATTTAGAGCATATTTTTATGAAGATAAATTTAGAAGTTCATCTGCTGAAATTAATTATAATGTTAGTAGTGGTGTATATCGTGATACTTCTGGTTGGATGCACTTAGTATGGAAATTAACTGGTGGAACTTCTTATCAATATGTAAATGGAATAGAAGTATCTACATCAAGTGTTTCAGGAGATGTTGCTATTAATAATAATGTAAAACATACATTAGGAGCTAGAAACAGTCCTAGTACATCAAGTTCTTTTGATGGCTATATGGCAGAAGTAGTTTTTATAGATGGTACAGCATATAATCCTACAACCTTTGCTGAAAGTAAAAATGGTGTTTGGATACCAAAAGACTTTTCAAGTTCTGTTACATTTGGTAGTCAAGGGTGGCATCTTAAATTTGAAAATTCAAGTGACCTTGGTAATGATTCAAGTGGAAACAATAACGATTGGAATGTTGTGAACATGGGTGCAGACCATCAAGTTCTTGATAGTCCAACATTTGGGAGTTAATTAATATGGCAAGTAGTGGAAATTTTTGTACGTTAAATCCTTTAACAGAATATGATTCAAGAATGAATAGAGGTAATTATTCTAATGGAAATCTTACATATGATGATGTTGGGGGTGATGGATGGATTGCAAATATGGCTATGACAGTAAAAACATATTGTGAATTTAGAGTAGATAGTTTAGGTGGTTATGGAGGAGTTATAGGATTAAGAGGTATGCAAGCACAGGGTCAAGTACATGATTCTGTTGTATTTCAAGCAAGTTATCAGTCTGGAAAATTATATCATTATACAGGCGAAACTAGTCAATCTGTAAGCATAGCAAATATAGGTGGTACAGTATCAGCAGGTGATATTGTTATGTTTGCATATGACCCTGCAACTTATAAATGGTGGGTTGGTGTTGATGGTACTTGGAGAAACTCTGGAGACCCTGCTAATGGAACTGGTTTTATATTTCAAGGTTCTTCTACTATGTTTGAAAATATGGATATTACTTGGGGTGGTTGGTCAGGAGATGTAAATAGATTAGACCATACTTGGAACTGGGGTCAAGATTCTACATTTAATGGAAATGAAACAGCAGGTGGTAATGCAGATGAAAATGGATTTGGTGATTTTGCCTATGCACCCCCAACAGGATTCTTAGCTCTTTGCACAGGTAATATGGCTGTATCAGATGACATAGACCCTGCACAGACTAGCGATAATTATCCTAGTAAAAATTTTAATGCAGTTCTTTATACTGGAGATGGTTCAACCAGTAATGCAATAAGCAATTTAGGCTTTTCCCCAGACCTCGTCTGGATTAAACAAAGAAGTTCACCAGATTCAGCATATTCTAATAGTTTAGTAGATACTGTTAGAGGTCGTTCTAAAGTTATTTACAGTCAAAGAAACAATGCAGAAGCAACAAGTACTTCAACACAAGATTTAGTTTCGTTTGATTCAGATGGTTTTACAGTAGGTACTAATAATCAAACTGCTTCTAATGGAAGTAGTAAAGAATATGTTGCATGGTGTTGGAAAGCTGGAGGTACAGCTAGTTCAGATGATTCAGGAGATATAACAGTTAGTAGGTCAACAAATAGTGCTTCTAAATTTACTATAGCTACATGGACTGGTAATGGTTCTTCAGGAAGTACAATAGCACATGGACTTGGAGTTAAACCTGCTATGACATTTATTAAAAAATTAAATGCTACAGCTGCTATTGGTGTTTGGCATCAAGGATTTAATGATGGTGATTATGATTCTTTTGGTGAGTTATTAAGTGATACTAGTTGGTATTCAAATCAAGGTGTAAATGGGCATTTTTCAGCAGCACCGGGAACTGATTTTTTAACACTTACAGCTTATGGTCAAGTTAATACTTCATCTGATAGTTATGTAGGTTATTTCTGGGCAAATGTAGAAGGTATGCAAAAGTTTTCACACTATGTAGGAAATGGTAATGCTGATGGGCCATACATATATACAGGATTTAGACCAAGACTTTTAGTAGTAAAAAGAACAAGTAGTTCAGGAGGGTGGAGAGTATATGATACTGCAAGACATACATTTAATCCAAATGATGCTATTGTAAGATGGAATGATGATGGGTATGAAGATACAGCAAATCAACCTATTGATTTTTTATCTAATGGTTTTAAAATTCGTAGTTCAAATCAATATTTAAATGAAAGTGGTGGCGATTTTATCTACATGGCATGGGCAGATGTGCCGACAAAGTACGGAAATACATTTTGATAATTTTAGGAGGTGAAATAATATGTGGGCTTTAATAAAGAATAATAAAATAGAGGAAATTTTTAAGTTTCCTAAACCAATGGTGATAGATGGAGTAAAGCATCCAAGACAAATCTTTACTGCATGGACTGCTGCTGAAAAAAAAGCTGTAGGAATACTGCCAGTTACTCCGGGAACTAAACTTGATAATAGGTATTACATATCTAACAATGAAACCTATGCGATTGCAAGTGATGGTAACTCTGTAGTTGGTACAATTACAAAAGCAAAAAACAAATCTCTTACTGATACGAATGAAGTCAATGAAGATGGATCTAAAATGCTTGATGAAAAAGGCAATCAAATTGTAACTCCGGGGCTGCGAACTCTAGCGAAAAAAAAAGCAGATACAACAGCTTATAGTATGCTAAGTAGATTTAGTTGGTTAGTAGAGAGAAAGATTACAGCAGATGTTGCAATACCTTCGGAAGTAACAACCTTCATGACTAGTGTTAGAACTTCGCACAAATCAATATGCGATGCAATAGATGCGTGCAATTCAATGACCAAGTTTATTGCAATCCATACTGATGAGTATAACGAAGATGGCACATTAAAAACTATTGCTAAGGTAAACGATTGGCCGGATGACTATGATATTAAGAGTTATTACAGATGACAGTTGAGCCGATATTTATATGGAGTGGATTATTGTCAGTTATTATAGGGATGCTCTCTTATATGTTCACTACTCTGGTACGAAAAGTACAAGAATTGCAAGAGAGATTAGTAAACACAAGAGAAAGTTACGCAACCAAAATAGAGATGAAGGACATGAAGCAAGACTTTCATCAAGACATAAAGCAAATACTAGATCAGTTAAAAACATTGAACGAAAAGATAGATAACCTTAAAATTAAAAATTAAAAAGGGGGTACTAAACTACCTCGAGATTCATCCTGAGCCATTTAAACGGCTCGTAATTTTACACATTATAGGCATAAAATGATAGATCCAATATCAGCATTGGGCATTGCCACTGCTGCATTTAATACAATAAAAAAAGGGTTTGAAGTTGGTAGAGATTTGGATTCTATGTATGGAGATATGGGTAAATGGATGGGTGCTGTTTCCGATATTAACCAAGCAGAGAAGCAAGCTAAAAATCCACCTATCTTTAAAAAGATATTTGTAGGAGCAAGTGTAGAGGAAGAAGCATTAAATGCTTTTGCTGCAAAGAAGAAAGCTGCTGCTATGGAAAAAGAGCTAAGGGAGTATATTGGGTTTACTCATGGCCCTAATGCGTGGCAAGAGTTATTGCAGATGCAGGCAAAGATACGAAAAGAAAGACAAGAAATGATATATAAGCAGCAAGAAAAAAGAAGAAAGCTTATGGAATACTCTTTTATAGGTGTCTTTGGTCTTATAGCTATATATATTTTTTATTTATTTGTTGCTTATTTATTAACTATTAAAAGTGTAAGGTCGCATGACTGCACAATCTTTCATCCAGATTTAGCAACACACTATTATTTCTTGTGCGTTAATGAAGGGCCGGGGGTAGCTGAAAATAAAAGAGAGCAAGATAAAAAACACATTGATGACACAACTATAATTGTAGAGGAGGAATAATGTTACAAGCATTACTAGGGCCAATAGGAAATATTGCCACAACATTTTTAAAGAACAGAGCAGAGAAAGCAAAAGCAAAACAAAAACTAGCAGTTGCAAAGATAGAAGCTGCAACAAAAAAAGTTCAACAAGATGGAGACTGGGAAGCTGCTGCAATGGATGCTAGTAAGGATAGTATTAAAGATGAGTTGTGGACAGTTACATTTATATTATTAATAGTTGCTTGTTTTATACCAGCAGCTCAACCTTACATAGAGAATGGATTTAAATTTTTAAGAGAGGATTGCCCTGATTGGCTATCTTGGGGTATACTAGCAAGTATAGGAGCTAGTTTTGGACTGAAGTCTATGACAAAGTTCATTGGTAAAAAATAAAGGAGCAATCATGAATAAAGAATTGTTAGAAGTTATTAAGATAGAAGAGGGTACGAAAAAAAAAGATGGTAAACATATTCCCTACAAATGTAGTGAAGGTAAGCTTACAATCGGATATGGATTACTTATAGATCCAGAAGTTCCCGGAGGTGGCTTGACAGATGTGCAGGCAGAGATGTTGTTAAGAACAACTGTCGATACAATGCTTGTAGAATTATACAACAGAATACCTTGGTACAAGGATCAACCAGAATCAATTAAGATAGCATTAGCAAACATGGCGTACCAGTTAGGAGTTCCTAAACTGTTACAGTTTAAAAAGACACTAGATCATATTGAGCATGGAAGGTATGGTATGGCAGCAGCAGAGTGTCTTAATTCAAAGTGGAATCAGCAAACTCCAAATAGAGCCAAAAGAGTTGCTGATGTTTTTCAATCTTATGCAAAAGGAGAATAAATATGCCGGGTTACATGAAGAAAAAAACAGGAATGAAAAAAAATAAAAAAACTGCTATGAAAAAAGCAGGAACAAAAAAGATGAAAATGAAAGCAGGTAAAAATAAAAGGTCTATGTATTAATGAAGAAACAACTTACAGATAGACAGAAAACCACACTCAAAAAACATAGCAAACATCATACTGCAAAACACATGACAGAGATGCGTAAGCTGATGCGAGGTGGTAAAACTTTTACTCAATCACATAAAATTGCAATGAAGAAAGTGGGGAAATAATGCCATTTACCAAATACAGTTCTAAACAAAAAAAGTTAGCAAGAGTTGCTAGTCCTAGAAATAAAATTACAGGTGCAGACTTTGCAAAACTTAAAAGAAAAAAGGGAATGAAAAATGGCGGTAAGAAAAAAGTCTAAATCAAAAGTTAATGCTGCTGGTAATTATACCAAACCTACTATGAGAAAAAGATTGTTTAATCAAATCAAAGCTAGTAATTCTTATGGAACAAAAGCTGGACAATGGAGTGCTCGTAAAGCTCAAGCTTTAGCACGTCTTTATAAAAAAAAAGGCGGAGGGTATAAGTAATGGCATTAGCAAAATCACAGAGAAGTCTTAAAGCTTGGGGTAAGCAAAAGTGGCGTACTAAATCAGGTAAGAAGTCATCTGTTACTGGTGAAAGATATTTACCATCCGCTGCAATCAAAGCCCTTACCCCAGCAGAGTATGCTGCAACCACTAGGGCAAAACGTAAAGCAAAGAAAGCAGGCAAGCAAGTTAGTAAGCAACCTAAACGTATTGCTAAAAAGACAGCTAAATACAGGAGAGTATAATGGCTGATAAGCAACCACCCAAAACTAAAAAGTATTTTCGATCTACTAAGTCTGGTGCAGGTATGACCAAAGCAGGTGTAGCTAGATACAGAAGAGAGAACCCCGGATCTAAACTAAAAACTGCTGTTACTGGCAAAGTAAAAAAAGGTAGTGCAGCAGCTAAAAGAAGAAAGTCATATTGTGCTAGAAGTGCAGGACAGATGAAGAAGTTTCCGAAGGCAGCAAAGAACCCTAACTCTAGATTGAGACAAGCAAGGAGAAGATGGAAATGTTAATTATAAACAAAATAAAAAACCTATTTAGTAGAATAAAAAAAAGATTAGTGGGTAAACTATGTGAGTGTAAAGATAAAGTGATTCCCAAGAAAAGCAAAAGAGGTAGACCTAAGAAACAATAGATTGACTCATACTGTCATTGGTATATACTACTAGTATTGATGGAGGTCGATATGAAAACAATACTAGGTAGAACAGCTACCGATAAATGGTTAGCGTATCAAACTAAAAGATTTGATAGGTATGAATTTTTAAAACAAGAATTACACTACAAGATAAATGCAGCAAACAAGTTTCTTGCACTTAAAGTTAATGGCAAGAAGATAGCTGATTGGAATATAACAAAGCTTGTAAGTGAAACAAGAACACCGGCTACGATTGCTGCACAGATTATAGATCAGATTATGGCCTATGATTTGTCGTACAAAACTATGATAGGCTACTATAATACTTATCGTAGTATCTTTAGTTTCTTTTTAGACAGCGGCTACACACATTCTTTTGCTTTGGGTATGGTCAAGTTTCCTAAGAGACAACATACAAGCTATGATGTAGAGAACAAAGCAATCAAGATTAGCAAGGATAGAATACAAACTATCTTATCTAAGACGGATGCAGCATATACACTAGCTGTAAAGTTTGCAGCATACACAGGTTTACGACAAGGCGAACAAAGAGAGTTACGTTGGAAGGATATAAACTTTGAGAACAAAACTATATCTGTAACTCGATGTGTACAGTTGTTTGACACAGTTGGTTTTACAAAAACTAAGAATGGTCAGAGACAAGTACCTCTTAGCGAATCACTTGCAAAAGATTTAAAAGTATATCGTTTGTCGCAAGGAGTACCAGACAAAGAATCTCTAGTATTTCACAACAATGGCAAGCGTATCTTTGGACAGAAGCTAAGAGATGTACTAAAGAAAGCTTGTAAGCAAGCAGGTGTAGAAGTGATTCGATGGCATGACCTTAGGCACTTCTTTGCTTCTATCTTACTGCAAACTTACGGAGATGACTTGCATAAAGTAACAAGCTTTATGGGTCATGGCTCTATAGAGATGACTAGAAAGGTGTATGGTCATTGGCTAGATGATAGCAAAAGAAATGCAGAGGATGCAGCAAAACTAGATGCTGCACTTACTCTGTAAAATCATTTTTCGTATATTTAAAATCTTTATAATGGTTGTTGATAGCTTTGTCCAGAAACATCTGGGCAAGCTGTAACAGTTGCTCTTTAGTAACTGGTTTACGATGCAACTTGTTGCCAACCAGTACGCTTATTTCTGTTTCTGTTGCCCAGATAAGTATTTTTTTATCAGACGAACTCTTCATCCTCTTTCTTTTCCTCTTTAGGTGTATTCACAAACAAGTTAAACACAGCGACTTTAACTTTGTTATATCCCTCACCAGTTTTTCTCGATAACTGAACATTGATATTTGCATTCTTAGGATCAGAAAAATACTCTACTAGTTTCTTTCTTAAATCCTCGTCAGTAATGTTCAGCCATGCTGCTGCTTCTATCTTATGTTCTGTAGTTATATCTTCATATATCTTTATCTTTGAATTTCCAAATTCAGGTCTCATTGTTCTAGCTCCTTATTTTTTTTGTTAAGTAAATCAATTAGTATTTGACGCTTCTTAGGGTCTTCTGCTTTGTACTCTGCAAACAAATCTTTATTTTTATCAAAGTATTTTTTTAGTTCTGCTTTGAATTTAAAGTTTACGATAGTTTTCATCTGTATCTCAAACCAAGCAGACCAGTTATGCTTAGGATGAAAGTCATCTATAGGATCGTGATTCCTTGTTACAGGTTCTTTTTCTACTATCTCAGAGTCAGGGAAGGTGTCTTTTATTTTATCAAGATCATCTTGTAAAGTATCTTCATTACTTTCTTTTTCTTTAATTAGATTTGCAACAACTTTACTTTCTTGTTCTGTCAAAGCAGCAACCATTTCTTCAGCACTTGCAAACTCTGTTCCTGATAATCCACAGTTAGCTAATGCTCGACCTATCGCTCCTGTTTCACAATTCATCAGAGCAGAACTTTGATTTATTTTACTGCTGCTTCTAAATTCTTCACACTTGCCATCTCCAATACATTTACCATTTGCATCAATAACACTTGCTTCAACAACAACAACTTTATCATTGTATGTGTGTATATTGGTTTTAATGCCAAGTTCAAGTCCGTAATGTCTCCTAAATGTTTCTATCCTATCTTTAACCATAGTATAGCCTTTGCCTTTAATTTTCACGCCATGCGTTTTCAACAACTTAGCACATTCAGCCATTACTATTTTATGATCTATATTAGCCATACATACCCGCCCAATCAAGGTATACGCAACCCATAAGATATCCTAATGACAACAACAAACCTGCCAAGCAAAGCATTTTAATTATATAGTAAGCACCCTTATGCTTGCGATGTATAGTTGTAACATTAATATGATCTCGAATAAGATCATGATTTATTCTACGCTTCATTCTACCCTCCATATTTTTTTAGCGTTCATTAAAACTTCTGGGTTCATGTCATTCCAGCCAAACAACCCATTCCATTGCGGATCGCACAAGCGTAAGACATCTTCTATATTGTCTGCTGCTTTTAGCAATCTCTCTCTTCTTTGACAACTCTCAAAAATTAGCTGTAAAGATTCTCGTAACTCATCCTCGGTAGGTGAGAGTGTTTTATATCCGCCTCTGTTTGCATACACAATCGTTGGCATTTTATTTGTAAGATGATAATACCCTGCTATCTGTGTCATGTGTGCTGCTCTAATACTAGATGGTAAACTATTTGATCTAGGAGTTTCATGCACGTTGCTAGTCCATTGTGTTTTTAACTCTATACATTGACTATAATCAGGCTTGCCATTATAAGGCAGCTCGCACTTTGGTAAGTCTCCAAATAAATCTACTTCACCTTCTAATCTATTTAATCCATGTTGTTTTTGTGCATCAAGCAATCCTTCAATAGCATGATTGAATACTAGTTCTAATTCTGTATGTGTTCCATTGTCAGACTTTCTCCATTGCATCTCGCCTTTAATTTCTTTCTCAGCAAATTGACTTTCTAATTTATATTGTATTTCAAACTTTTCTTTATCCTTATCTCTCCAACTAGGGCTTTCATATTCACGCAATCTATCTTTTGCATACTTCAAAGCATTAGCAAGAGATACATCTTCAAGTAAATGTTTATCGCAAGCTTCTTGTACTGTTGTACCTGCGTGCATCTTTGTATTTACAATCTTGTATTTATCTATGGTAGCCAAGGCTAGTTCTTTATCACCATCTGTTTCACCCTTTAAAATACTGTATGCTTTCTCTACTCTTTTTCTATATATACACTTCTCTAAAAAGGTTTTGGCATCACTTACAGCAGGGTTGCTATGATGGTTGTAATTTTTATTCCATTGACTCATACTGTTAAATGTATAATATATCTAGTATATGGTCAACAAGATATATACATGATATGAAACTAAACGATTACAGATTACAAAAGAATTGGTCTTATGGTCAACTTGCTATGATGACTGGAGCATCTCATGCAACTGTCGTAAGGCGTTGGTGTTTGCCACTTACACACAAAAATAGTATGATACCTGATAAGAAATTTATGCTTGCAATAGTAAAACTTACAAATGGAGCAGTACAGCCTAACGATTTTTATTTTAAATGATGTTAGTTGTCTGAAAGTGTCAAAGGTGATTCGATGAGCCAGTATCATATATTTAGAAAAAGTAATAATTGGAATTTAATTGCTTTTAAAAGACCTAATGGCAAAAACTGGGTAGAGATAGAACCAGATGTTATTATACAAGCAAGGCAAGACTATGACAGAGGTCATATAGATATGTGCCAGAAAAAAACAAACAGCGGTTTTACACATCTCATGATTAAGAAAACACAAGACATGATGAACAAACCAAAGAAGCGTAAACCTTACTTTGGAAAGGGGCAGTAATGAAGTATGAGATAGTCATAACTTTACATTCTAACAGGAAGCCTACGCTAACAGAATTAAACGACTTTCTCTTTTGCAAGATACGAGACAAGGATCTTAGATATACTGTTAATACGAAAGCAGAACCAATGGAGCTTACAAAGGAGGAGAAGCAATGATACCTTTCCCAGACAAGCAATACAATATTATTTATGCAGACCCACCTTGGACATACAAGGTATGGTCTAAAAAGGGAGCAGGGAGAACTGCAAGCAGTCATTATGATGTCATGAGCCTTGATGGTATTAAAGAGTTACCAGTAAGCTCTATATCGGCTTCTGATACTGCTTTGTTTATGTGGGCTACCTATCCTAACTTGAAGGAAGCTTTTGAGGTGATAGATGCTTGGGGCTTTACATACAAGACAGTAGCATTTACATGGACTAAGACTTATAACAGCGGCAAGTTGTTTGTTGGTATGGGGTACTGGACTAGAGCTAACTGTGAGGTATGTTTACTGGCTACTAAAGGGAAACCTAAAAGAGAGTCTCGGGCTGTACAGCAGGCATTGCTGCATCCTATAGATAAGCATAGCAAGAAGCCAGATGTGATAAGACATAGGATAGAGGAGCTGATGGGAGACTTGCCACGCATAGAGTTGTTTGCAAGGGAGCGTACGCAAGGGTGGGATGCTTGGGGGAATGAAGTGCCGGAGGAGTGCCAGTATGCGTTTATATAACAAGGAGAAAGTATGAATTACATAGTAGCAGTACAAGGGAAGAAGTGGGTGCAGTATAAGATGTATCGTTTGTTTAATGATATGAAGGCAAAGTATTATTTGCAAAATAAATACAAGGATAAGCTTGTAGCAATCTATCCTGTTGAGAGAGAGTTATGAACTGTTATAACTGTGATACAAAGTTAATATGGGGTGGGGATCATGATTTGGAGAGAGAAGAGGATGAGGATCATTGTATGGTAACAAACCTATCTTGTCCAAATTGCAAAGCTTTCGTGTTGGTGTATTTGCCTAGAGAGGAGAAGGATGATGAGACTCTCTAGAGAGCTAACTAGAGTGGCCGCAAGGGTTAGCATACCCATTACTTCTTTTTGTTTTAAAAGGGAAGCTACTAGAGTGTTACTCTCTAGTAAGCTCTCTATAGAGTATGAGGTTGAAAAAAGCTCTGTCAAGAGGGAAAATGCAAACCCTAGTAAAACTAGGCTCGGCAAGGATAGTAAAACTCTGTACTCGGTAGATGCTGTAGAGCGTTTTGAAGATAAAAGCGAATCACTTGAGGATAGATCACAGGATATACACAGGCTAATACAAAAGACTAGCAAAGGAATGAATGCAAACTATAGACAGGCTATTAAAAAGCGTTATCAGTCAGATGATTTAGAGTGGAGACTGCAACGTATCTTTAGAAGATTAGAGCGTATGTCTAGCAAGCAAACGTATCTTGATACAGTTAAGAATGTTCGCAGGTTAGATCGTGAGTATCAGTTTATATTTGTAAAAAACTATGAGGAGTTATGGTCAATAAAAGGTTAATATCTATGAATTGGGATATGGTTAGTATAGATCGCTTGTATAAGGAAGCTGCTGTTACTTTGCATCATCTACCACCGGTTATTAAAAGAAAGCAGTATAGCTCGGTATGGCCTAGTTATGCTTTGGCAAATGCTTGGAGCGGATATGGTTGGGAAAGCTCGGTAAGGATAGCACCTACTACGGAAGATATAACTCGGTTAGAGTTTGCACTAGAACTCGGTTGGGAACTCGGTAAAGAAGAGAGACAGGTTATTTGGTATACAGTTATGAGTTCTGTCAACAGAGAGCGTGGGGCTAGATGGTCGTGGCTAGCTAAACGCTTTCATTGTGATAGTAGAACAGTTAAAAGCAAATATCAAAAAGCCCTTATCAGAGTTTACTATCTCATCAAAGGGCTTCAGAGTTA